AACCGTCACTGTATGGGCGACACCGTCCCATTCGCGGATCAGCTTGGTGCCCACCACAGGGTTGCGGGGGTCAGCAATCTGCGCCTTGCGCGTCAGCGTGCCCTCGACCTCGTCGGCCAGCAGATCCAGCAGTCGGCGCGTTTGCTTGTCTGGGCCGCCGTAGGTCAGTTCCTGGATCCGGTAAGCGAGACGGCTTTCCAAGAACGTGCGGCTGTTGTTGGGGGCAGGGGCGTTAAACAGCACCTGCCATTCGGCCTTTAAGTCTTGTACTGACATCGCCTTGAGTGCGGCCAAGCGCGCCAAGACGGGTTCGTATGTGGTCATGCAGATATCCTCTGAGTTGGAGTTGCAGTACCGCTCTGATCGCGCGGGAAGTGTAGCGAACTGTCTCCAGAATTCTCGGATAGATGGTCGCAATCGCTCTCCATGAGGCGCACGACGGCCTTGGCCAGCAAGCCGTAGAGCTCGGTTCGGCGCTCGTGCGCCGTCATGCGGTCTGGGGGCAGGGGGTTGGGGCCCGAGCCGCTACTTTGTGGCTTGTTTCTCATGAAATGCCTCTTCGGGTTCGACCCCAATAAGACGGCTGAAAGTCCCTTTTAACAAGCTAAACCAGAAGCTTGTCGACCTATGTCGGTTTGAGTCGGTCTTTGGCGGCCGCTCCTTTCAGACGCGGCGGCCGTACCAGCGAATCCGGCCGACGATGTTGACCTCGTCCAAGAGGCATTCGTAAGGCGAGTAGTTGGCATTGTCTGAGGTGACGCGAATGCGCGGCGGGTCACTTGAGGGGATATGTTCGATCCGCTTGGCCATCAGGCCCATGCCGTCGTGCAGAACAAAAAGGCCTGGGGGATAGGGCGATTGGCGGCTCATATCGACGAGGATCGTGTCGCCATCGTTCAGGGTTGGCATCATGCTGTCGCCAGTGACGCGCAGGATCCGGAGGCTCTTCGGGTTGGCTTCCAGTTCGTCTTCGATCCAGGAGAGCCGAAAATGATACAGCTTGCTGGCTTGCTCGTCCTCGGCATGAACGACCGTGCCGCCCCCCGCAGAGGCATTTGCCTTGACACCTGAGATGCCGACAAACGTGGTGTCGGGCGAATAAATCTTCGGGGCTTCACCTTCGACCGTTCCATCCCCGTCGATCAGCCACTCGACATCGACCTTCAGAACATCGGCGACCTTCTGCAGCTTGGAACGGCTCGGGCGCACGGATTTGCCGCGGATGATGTCGTAAACAAAGGATCGGTTGAGCCCTGAGGCCTCGGCTAGCGCCGCGGGCGTCATGTCGAGCTGGAAAGCGCGTGCCTTCAGCCGCTGCGCGATGTTCGTGACGATCATGGTTATCCCCAGTTGGCTGTGGACTTAATAGGATATGTATTCTGTTGAAAGCGGACAGTCAAACAGATACGAACAATACATGAACAAGAGGGGTGCTGCCAGTGTTGATTTCACGAGAATATTTTACGCTGAACGAGGTTTTGGCGGACTGGGGCATCTCCGAGTCGGAGCTGGGTTACGTTGTGGAGATGGGGCAACTTACCCTGTCGGTACGCATTTATGGCTCTTTCAGCGTGGCCGATCGGAAAGATCGCCCCCCCAAACCCAATCCCGACTTCGAGGGCGTGGTCGATCTCGACAGGCGCGACGCGATGCGCGTTTTGCGCAAGCAAGCCTGCCCGGTCGCCTCCTTTGTGCTGAATGGTGGAACCGTGATGACACCAGCGGGCGGCGCAGATTGGGTCGTCTATCGAGATGCCTTGCTTGTACGCGCTGACGAACGTGAGCAATTGGAAGCCACGGCAATGGCCGCTGATGCGCCGCATGCCAATGATTATGATCGGTTTTTGGCGTTTGAGCTTCAAGGAAAGCACTACCTGTTCACGGACATGCAGGCGCGGGCTTTGAACTATTTGTTCATCTGCGCCGTCACGGGTGATCCTGAACAGCGTGGCATGCAGATCTTGGCGGCGGCCGGGTCTGCCTCGGTAAAGCTGAGTTACCTGTTCTCCAGTCGCAAGGGGTGGCGTGACATCGTCCATCCGGTCTCAGGTCGCCGAGGTTACTACATGTTGGAGCCGTCCTTGGTTGTGAGCATGCGTCTCGGTCACTGAGGGCTGATATCTTTACGTAAACGGGCCCGCTTCGAGCGGGCTTTTTCATGTCTTGAGCGGGTCGTGATTCGCGACTGTGTCCGATCGATCATATTCATTTGGTTGGCGTTCGGTCGGTACTTGGTTGGTGAACGGTTGGTGTTGGGTTGGAGCACCGACCGAGATTTTCCGGGACATTGAATTTCCTACAAAAATTAAAATTGATCACCGACCGTTTGTGCCACGACGTCCAACCCAAGGGTTTGGCAATTTGCCCTCATCAACTGGATGAGGACGACGATGGAGCAAGAACACACTCTACTGAGCACGAAGCTCTTGTCTCGGCGCTGGAACATTGCGCCGCGTACTTTGGAACGTTGGCGCGCTGAAGGCCGTGGGCCACAGTTCGTCCGGATTGGCCGACATGTGCGCTATCGCCAGACAGATATCCTGTCTTTCGAGGTCAAGTATATCGAGGCAACGACCGTTGAGCAGGGTTTGACTGTCGTCCGGAGCGTCGCATGAGAGCCGCTGTCTTGACCAGCGCGTCGGCTGTTTCAGAAATCACGCTGATGGCGTGGGTTGATGTCGCCGAGCCTGGTGCGCGGCTGCTTTATCACCACGGTTTTTTGGTCGTCGACACGACCCCGAACGTTTCGTTGCTTGGCAAGGAAGCCTGCGAAGGCCTGCGGGCCACGGCTGACGCTGCGTACCGGCTTTCCGAACTTGGCCGCATCCATCTCGTTCAGGAGCGCCTTGGCCCAGACCTGTTTGCCTATCTCGCCATCGCCCGCCCGCAAAAGGGCGCTGTTCCCTCTGCCTCTGTGAAGCAGCTGGCCGCTGCTGCCTGACCCATTCACCCCCTCACCGAATACGGAGACCCTTTCATGACTTATCCCCAAAACACCCCGAGCGTGGATGATATGCTCAATATGCAGACTGGTGACCTGGCGCAGATGCCGGTGGAATTACTGGCCGGTCTGCAGGCTGAATTGGCCCACGCAACCAAGCAACTGCGCATGGCGAGCGCGCGGTTCAACACGGCCCTTGAAGTGCGCTATGCCGCCCGCGCGGCCGAAGCGCGCAGGGCCTGCGGCAAGGACACCGGCACGGTGCGGCTCGCGGATGGTGATTACACCGTCGTGGCAGATCTGCCCAAACGCGTCGACTGGGATCAGGAAAAGCTGGCGGCCATGGTCGCGCGCATCCGCGCTGCAGGCGACGACCCCGCCGAATATGTTGATCTCTCCTTTAAGGTGCCCGAGCGCAAATACGCGGCCTGGCCAGAGGCCATCCGGCAGGGTTTCGAGCCCGCACGCACCGTCCGGCCCGGCACGCTGAAGGTCGAGATTGTCCCGCAGGAGGGCGATCAATGACGGCACTACTTCCCGTTCCCGAAAACGATCTAAGCCTTCCCGGCCTGATCGATCGCGCGGCCAGCATGCTCTCGAATGCTAAGACTTCGGCGGAGGTTCTGGAGGCACGCGAGGCAGCGGGCCTTGTCTATGACACGGCGAAACGTGCAGCACGTTTGGGCCGGGCCAAAGCCGCGCATGACGACCTGGTTGCGGCCGCGCATCGGGCGCAGGCCCATGCGCTGGAAATCGAAGCTGCCGCAAAGCGACGTCTCGCTAATGAGTATGATGCTGCGCAGGCTCGTGGCGAGGTGGCGGGCCACGGCCGAAGTAAGGTTGAACCTTCCAACGTTACGACCGCTTCCGATCTCGGTCTGCGGCGAGACCAGATCCATGACGCTCGCCTGATCCGGGACGCTGAAGCCGCTGATCCTGGCTTTGTACGACGGACACTCGACGAAAAACTGCAGCGCGGGGAAGAACCCACGCGGTCTGCGGTCCGCAAAGCAGCGGAAGAGCGGCTGCAACGCTCACTTGACCGGTTGCAGCGGGTTCAGGACCGCGTCCGCCAGATCGAGGCGACAAAGCCAGCTCCGCTGACGCCCGAACAGCAGGCCATCCAAATCGCGGTGTTTGGGACCCAGGAAGATCGGGCCATTCACGAACGCCTCGTGGAAATTGTCGAGCGGATCGACGAGCAGCCGAGTCCGTCGGAGGCGGTCCGCCGCATTCCGCCAGCGTCGCGCCACGCCGTTGAGACCGCGCCCGTGCGGCGCGCGGCGGCATGGCTCACCGACTTCACCACCCTTTACGAACAGGAGGTCCAGAATGGGACATATGCGACTGAATGATGTTGTAGCCGAGATTATCGGCGACGTGATGGCAGGCCATGCGGTCAACAAGCGCGAGGCAGCTGTCAAACGTTGGGACGATATTGATGCGGATGGTCAGTATCTGGCAGGCATTGACGGCGTTGTTACGCGGATCGATCAGCGTGCGCGCAGCCTCAAACTCAAGGCGGAGAAATCCGCCGCGCCCGCGCAGGCGGCCTTGCCGTTCCATCTTCCGGCTGCGGTGGCCATGGACATTGACGGCACCAGCCTTGTCGCCACGCGCCAGCTGTCGCGCGCCGGGTTTGAGCGTGCCATCGAAATCCGCCAGCTGCAGATCGCCAACGATCAACGCGCCCTTCGCGAATGGCGTAACGCGCTGCGACAGGCAGACCAGTTCTGGGCGGACAATCCGGACTGGAGCTTTGGGAGGTGTCTTGATGCGATCCTGACGCACAGCGTCCAGACCACCCCGTGTGATCGGGTGCCGACATGACCGGTGCGCTCCCCATCATCACCGCCGACCAGCGCATGGCAGAACACCGCGGCATCAAGGGCGTGATCTTTGGCCCGTCCGGGATCGGCAAGACATCGCTGCTCTGGACACTGTTGAACTCGACCACGCTGTTTTTCGACCTCGAGGCCGGAGACCTTGCGATCGAGGGGCTGGCCATTGATGCGATCCGGCCGCGGACCTGGACGGAATGCCGGGATTTTGCAGTGTTCATCGGTGGGCCCAACCCGGCACTGCGCGCCGATCAGCCCTACAGCCAGGCGCACTTCGAGGCGATCTGCGAGAAATACGGCGACCCAGCCGTGCTGGCCAAATACGACACAGTGTTCATCGACTCGATCACCGTGGCGGGTCGGCTCTGCTTTGGCTGGTGCAAGGGTCAGCCCGAGGCACTCTCAGAAAAGACAGGCAAGCCGGACGTGCGCGGGGCCTATGGGTTGCACGGTCGCGAGATGATCGCGTGGCTCACGCATCTGCAGCATACCCGCGGCAAGAATGTCTGGTTCGTGGGCATCCTCGATCAGAAGTTGGATGACTTCAATCGCAAGATCTTCGTGCCCCAGATCGACGGCTCGAAAACCGGGCTCGAACTGCCCGGGATCGTCGACCAGGTCATCACCATGACCGACATTGCAGACGAGGATGGAGCGCCTCAGCGCGGGTTTGTCTGTCACACGCTCAATCCCTGGGGTTTCCCGGCCAAGGATCGGTCCGGGCGTCTCGACATGGTCGAACCTCCGCATCTCGGAAAGCTGATGGACAAGATCCGGGGCCCGCTCATCCCTGCGGACCGCCGCCTTTCCTACGCGGCCCCGGAACTGCTGGCACCCCCAGCGGCGCAGGCCAACACCCCCTCCAACGACACCACCAACTGAAAGGACTTCACGCATGTCTCTCTGGAACGATTTCAACGACGCGCAATCAAACAGCAATGTCATCCCGAAGGGTACGCTGGCCAAGGTACGCCTGACGCTGCGCCCAGGCGGGTATGACGACCCCAGCCAGGGGTGGACCGGCGGCTATGCCAAAAGGGGCAGCACAGGGTCTGTTTATCTTGATGCCGAATATACGGTGCTCGAAGGGCCCTATGCCAAGCGTAAGATCTGGTCGCTGATCGGCCTTTACAGCCCCAATGGTCCGAACTGGGCCAACATGGGCCGCAGCCTTGTGCGGGGCATCCTAAATTCGTCGCGCGGCCTCTCGGACAAGGACAATTCCCCCGAAGCTCAGGCACGCCGCCGCATCAACGGGTTCGCTGACCTTGATGGTCTGGAATTTGTCGCGCGGATCGATGTTGGCACGGACACCAACGGCGAGGACAAGAACGAGATCAAGAGTGCGGTGATGCCTGATCACCGTGATTATGCGCCGGTCATGGGTCACGTCGCGGTGCCGGGCATGGCACCACAAATGCAGGCACCGGCCACGTCTGCGCCACAGCATCAAGCTCCGGCTGCCACTTCGCAGGCACAGGGTCATCCGGCACCGGCGTCACAACCACAACCACAGCAGACGCCCGCGCAGCAAGCACCCGCCGCACC